CTCGAAGTGATTTGAACCCTTGATATTCTGCTTAAAGAGGCAGATTTTGTAGTCCACTTAGTTACGAGTCAATATCACCAACAAAATTATTATACTCTATTTACTTAAGTTTTTGTAAATTAGGTTCATCCCTGCCAAAATTTTGGCAGCGACTTTCACCGGTAGGAATTTGGCATTTTGGGTGCTGACACATTAATTTTTTGGTTGAATTACTATGATCATCTAAAGCATGCCCGCAGTTTTTACACAGCACTTTTGGTTTCTTTTACCGATTGACATAAGGTTCGAAGAACACTAATAATAACAACCCTGGGAACTTCATATTTTTCTGTAACTTTTTCAAACATTGTACGATAGCGAGAAAAAATATCTAAAGCACCGTCCATTGAATCTGAATTTATATGTGTGTATGCATCTTCTTTTAAATATAACTCCATATCCGGCGGAAGCATTTCAAAAAATATCTGAGTTGGTTGTTCTGGACTGTTGGTTGCCACTAGATTGGACCTCCGTGCATCTCTAAGACCATCAGATATTAGAGGCTCTACTATGGACGACCATACAGTATCCATTTTTGTTTCTAATCGGTCAACTACAGTGCTTAGATGACTCATTGTTTTTCTTGTTGACATATCTCTGACTACAGCTATCATAAAAGCTAACACGGCTACGCCACCTTCGGCGGCTAGTACGGTTGTTGCTGCATCCATTTGAAGCATATTTTATTCAAATGCCTCTTGCTCAAGTTCATTCCAACCAAAGGCAAATCCGCAAATGTCACACGTACGACGATGTACTGGATACTGTCTAGTATTTAGCGTCTCGCGTGAAGCGTCAACGCAATGGCAGTTTGGACATTCAATTACAACAGGAACAGGCGCTGTGTTGAAAGCATCTTGCACCTCTTCTGGATTTGGAACAACAGGCTCTTGAAGCCGTTCAATAATTTCAATTTTTACAGCATCAGGATCATATCCTAAATACGCTGCTAACGTCAAACTCGAGTCTATTTTTTCAACTTCTGGTAGGTTTGGTGCGACAACTTGTTCTAGTATCGCTTGAGTTTCTACTGGTGCATCAATTGTTTCTAATAAATCTTCAGTTACCTGTGCAGTCTCTTCCAATATAATCTTTTTAATTGGAGAGACTTGAACAACTGGGGCTATTGGTGATATAGTTTGTAGAAACGTAGCCAATGCATCCTCATCTGCCTCTGCGAACCCCGCAGGATACAGTGTAGTCTCGTCTGTAACAGCCGACACTACCTTTTTTTCAATCTTTTTTTTATTTAAAGCCATAACTAGGCTCCTTTCTTACCTACCTGTAAATTGACCACGTACCTCAAATGTATAGCTAGCTGCATCTGAATCATCAGTAACAACCCAGGCTATGCGCAATGCACTACAAAATGGAACGCCTCTTACAGTTGCTTCAGCCAACACAGGTGTTCCTACCACATCATCTGTTAAACGAGCAACGGGTGTAACGTTCCCATCATTATATATATCTAGCACATATCTTTGCGCGGCGGCATTTCCATCATGTTGTGTAAAACGAGCTATTGTATCCCAAATGCCGCCGGGTAACTTTCGCTGAATAAAAACGTCTAGCTTATCATTTGCGGTTGATTCATCTACAGTAACATCTAACACTACTGTACCTTGCGAGTACAAAAACGCTTGTGGTAGTATACTGTCCCCAGAGCTCTGTCCTGACTCTGTTCTTGCTGCAGAAGCAGCAAAGACAATCTCTGTATTAATCATGTATAATCTCCCTTCTAAAAAAAATGGGGCGATTATGGCTCGCCCCGGGCCTTTTTTGTTTAGCTAATTATTTAGCTATTCATCATCTTCTATACACTAGTTAGCTTTGATTACCACAAAGTTCAAGGTAATTACATCTGCTGCCGAGCTACCACTCAGATTAGAAATACTAACCTGGAAACTGCCGGCAGCTACTGTAGTTACTGCTGCAAAGTACTCGCCCGGAGTTCCACCGGACTGAATGTTCAAAATAATGCAGTCATTAATAGATACTAAGGTATTCGTCACGACGAATGTAGTTTCAGCTGCGGCGGCCAAAGCTTCGTTATGCGTTACAATTTGACCAGCATAATTACTGTTTACAACAGTAGTCTGCTTGTTTGTGCCCTGCGTAACCGTGGCGTAGTCATTGACCGCCAAGGTACCGGCAGTAGCTATTACATCGCCCGCGGTTAATGTTACATCGCCGGCTGTAACAGTAATTCCACCGGCTGCTACTGAAATATCACCAGAACCAACCACCTGAGGGTTAATTACTAGGTTTGTTCCGTCATATGTAATTGTAGCGTCGGAACCAGTTCCGTAAATGTGGGTTTCACCGTCGGCTAGATAGTTCCAGTCAAAACCCATGGATACCCTGGCTAGAAGCCTGGTATCACCTGTTGCTGTCGATTGTGCAAATGACCATTTAGTCATGTCTTTCCTCCATTTCCTGTATAAATGATAGACTGGTCAGTTCAGTTCTTAAATTAGTAGCGTTTCTCCAAATTGCCTGTTTGATAACCGACTTGAACGCATTTCTTGAAGAACCTTCAGGAAGAATCACTTCACTTTGAGTGAGTACTTCTCCAACTATCTTCTTTATATGAAGTTCAACCAACTGATCAGCAGACCCTAGATAAACGACACTCAGTCCGCCACTAGTCATATCTGTCTTCTTTCTGCTTAGTTGCCTAAGCCATTTTTCCGTGTGCTTTACACGGACAATTAGACGTACCCCTCCCCGAAGGGAGGGATAAATCAATCTTCAATCTAAACTACGCAGCTAGATCAACAATCTTTGCCTGAGTCCAGATGTTGTGACATCGGAGCTCACCAAGCGTGTAGAGCAGTCCACGAACGACCAAGCTGTTTGCAGCAAAGTAGTCACGGTTCTCAACATACTGAGTCGGCTGTGCAATTGCAATCTCGAGGTAGTCTGTGTCAAGCACGTAGATGTTGGATCCGAGGACCGCATCGTCTGTACCGACTGACTTTGGAACATCGACATCCGTGAGAATCGGAATTCCCATGTATGTTGCGAGGGTTAGACCAACGCGTGTTCCTGGGAAGGTGCGCTCTGAGCCAACACCAACCGTGTACTCTTCTTGACCAACGTAACGCTGTTGCGCAAGCAAGAGACGTTCCATTTTGAAGTACTGGTCATGACCCATAAGGATCAACTTCGGCTCTCCGCCATTCTCCCTAACCTTCTGGATGGCCTTGTCAATCATCTGAAGTGTAAGGTCGCGGGAAACTCCGGAAGCACCGTCAACGTTAGCTGCGGCGTTCCACGTACCAGATACTCGACCAGAGTACGTGAGGTCGTATGCACGAACCTCAGCAGCTCCACCACCGGGTCCAGCTGTAGTAGCCGTATCCTCTGCAACAATATCGTCAATTGACGTAAAGCCTGCGCGGGAATAGATGTACGAAACGTCGCCATCAGCAAAGGTAGTGCCGGTGGCCACCGTGACAACACCCGTAGAGGTGTTTACTGCAGAAACGGCTGAACCACCAGTACGGTCGAAACCACCAGCGGAAGCATCGTCCTGAGAAACTGCGTCACCAATCTTGTAGTGATGCGCAATCGAAGCAGGAACAGTGAACGTAGTGGTTGCACCAGCGGAAGTCAGGTATGCCGACCCAGCAAGCAACTCTTCGTTAATTTCCTTGACGTGATCAATCTGCGCGTTTTCATTCTCCATTGCAAGAACGTCTCCAATACCACCTTCGAGTTGGGTTGTGAAGATCGACTTGACTGAAGCACCAAACGTTGTTGCAACGATACGAGGTAGGCTCGATACGACTGCAATGTTTGAAACATCGACGGTCGGCAGCGTGCCTGTCTCAGTCACTGGGCGTGAACGGCCGGAACCACGATCGGTCCGTACCCTCCAACCAGCTGTGTTACCCCAAACCACACGAGGAATAGCGTTAAAGAAACGAGTCTGGTTGTTTAGCGCGTGCCAAACTTTTCGTCCGTAAGTGGACGTGAAAATGTTAGTATTTGAATCTACTGTAAAGTAGGTTTGCTTTTGCAGGAAGTCAGGACCGAATTGGCCTACGCCTTCGGTAAC